TCCAAAAAGAAAAGGCGCGGCATCCAGTGGAGACGATCTGGAATCGTGATGATGTCGCCATAAAAAGGAGCTACCCTTTCATAGCCTAGCCGCGCCTCAGCTATAGAACCTGTACAGCATAACAGCAAAAAAGAGCGCAAGCAACGATAAAAACCGGCCAAATTACTCTTTAAGGCTCAAAAGAACTACTAAAGACTTCAGACAATAGGGGGACCCTTTCCCCAGCTCATGATTGTAACTCTTGGGATAAATTCCCTTCAGGGGAATTTATCCTCTAAGGTATGGGCCTTTCGAGGCTCTAACCCTAGGAATTACAGGGGGGAGAGGGCATTTGAGTGTGGCAAAATCGCCAAAACGCCCTACCCACTAGCCCATCGCGGCTTGGGTCTCACACCGCTGAGCTGTCCTGAGTGCATCAAGGCTATGCAGTACTTGCATATGGGCATCGACTACCGTGGTCGGCAGAGTACACGCCGTACACGTTTTGGAAGCAGGCGAGCCGTGAGGTGCGCGCTGCCATGAAGCATTTAGACCTGGACGCAGGGTCCCATAGTGCGACATCCGCCTGAACACAGAAGCTGACGCTGTGAACGGAGCACCAGAAACGGCGAAGCGGCGCTCGGTCTGTGTCCACGGGTGTATTCCATTACGCACTCGTTGCCAGGTAACCGGCTGCAAGCATCCACTTGGGCCGGACGTGCTTTCTGGAGTCAATGTGAAGAGGGCCAGCGGCCTCATCCCATACCACCGAGACGAATCGGGTCTGCATTTTTTATGGGGTTGCCTTGCGGTCCGGGAAGAAGCCCCAAAAGAACCGGGGTGATTGACACGTAGTAGTTTACCATGTATCATATCAGCAACCTTGATGCATCGTCTTGCAATACCTACGCCCTGGATTGCCGTCCAGGGCGTTCTTTTTTGCCTATACAACGGAAATCGTACCCGCTGCAGTATACTAGCCCCCGTAAAAAAAGGCTAGACCGAAATAAAACATTGAACAAACCATGAACAAGAACTGTCATAACCTTGAGCAAACGTTGAACAGCATTACAATCTCGCCTTTGTCCCCCACACTATCCCCGCTGCGGCGCGCTGGAGCACCGCGACGTGCCGCCAGTGCAAGGGATTGAGCAACCAGGAGCCCACGGCCACATGATCCGCCCCGGCGTCCGCATAAGCCGTGATATCCTGTGGACTGGTCACACCTCCACCGCCAATGAGCCGCACCTCTGCCCCAAAGCGTGCGCGGAGGGACCGGATGGCCCACAGACTATAGGGCTGGAGAGCTTTGCCACTGAGCCCACCCCCTGGAGTCGCCAGCGTATTGCAGCAGTGGAACGTCCGCACGCCTGCCTCGTAGAGCGCCTCCGCCATGGGTAGCCAGTCAATAGGGGGGAGCTTGGCAATGAGCCGGTCTGGGTTGAGTGCAACAGCGGGCAGCACATCCTGGACGATCTGGCTTTGATGCGCGACGTTAGGGCAGGACAGGTTCAGCTCAACAAGCCAGGGTGTGAAGTTCAAGGCCCGCTTCGCCAGCATTAGCCACTGAAGTGCCGTGAAGCCATAGACGGAGAGGATCGCGGCTTCCCCGAAATGGGCAGGATACGTGTCATCCAAAAACGTGCGCAGCCCAGGATTTGGCAAACCTAACTTGTTACGCCAACTCCGCATGCGCCAGGAGTACCGGAGGGTGGCGCTAATACGCCAGAGCTTCCAAGACAGTCCCCCTCGTCGGTCCCAGGTAAACGTGCCATAGGTGCGCGTCGTGCCGGGAAAGGACAGGTAGTTCCCCCAAGGGGCGGAAATAAGAAGCGGCTGCAGGGTCATAAGTTTTCTCTCTAGTTCCGGTAAGGAGCGCTGTGTCTCCGTGGCACAACCCACCAGCCGCAGCGTGGGCATTGATACGCTCCTAATTCTCGATCATGGTCGCTAGGGCAGCGAGGCTGCTTAGGGAGTGCCTGCAAACTGTCTCGCACAAGCGTAACGAACTGATGGCTAAATTGTATTGGTACTCGTTGCTCTGCCATGCGTGTCATCCATGGGGCACTCCATTCGTCGCCACTTTGTGCCCGTTTCCCCCCCCAGGGACGATCACCAACTTATGCTCCAGCTCTGGCGCACTGGCAGTCGTCTGTGGCGTCAGATATAGGGGCGTCAGGTTGTTGGGAATCAGCAGGACCTCGCCTTCAGGGCCATAGTCTGGTAGGCCCGCCAGCGCGAGACGCCGGTTAATGGTCAACCACCAGGCGTTATTGAGCTTGTCAAACAGCGCCACGCGTTCTTCGCGGATGGCGTCCACGGCATCCCGGTCAATGCCCAGCACCAGGCGATCATCATACACGGGCAAGAGCCAGTGGTTGAGTTCGTTGACGATCAGCTCCAGGATGGGAAAGACGGCTTCCGTGTAGAGCGCCCGCCGTGCTGTTTGGTAATTACTATACGTTTTAGAACTAGAGAAACCCACCATCTCCGGAGGCACGTTCATCACGCGGCAGATGTCGAGGCCCGCATCCTCCTTGCCCTTCAGGTACTCCATGTCCCGTGGTCCTAGACCAACCTCTTGCGCCTTCAAGCCACCACCCAGGAGCAAAGGCCGTCCGGCGCCTTCCGGGCCACCATGGGTGGACTCGATCTGTTCCTTGAGGGCCGTGCGGCTTTCCTCCCCGATGTCCTGGTCATGCGTAATAATGAGCGAGGGACGGCAGTATTGCTGCATGAGCGCGGTGTTCCAGGCCAGAGCCGCGTTGAGGTTGTCAATAGAGTGCGAGCCTGCCAGTACAGGCGCGAAGCCATACCAGTCGTTAGTGGGCGTAAAATGCCGGATATGGAGCAGCTTCCCATCCACCTTCTCGGTCCCCCCGCCCAGCGTCGGCATGGGGTCCTGGGTGTCGGGAAACGTGGCCAGGGCGTACAGGCGCAGAGGGAGCGCTGCCCCAGACGGACTATACTCGCGGTGGCTATAGGCAATAAGCTGGTTTAGCGTGTCGTAGCGTGGCGTAAAATTGGCCTTATTCGGCAAGAGCAGGGACAGCTCCTGCGGGAACTCTTTGCGGCGTTTCTCCACGCTGGTGCGCGTGATAAACGTATTGCCACTCAGGTAGTAAAACGCGACCATGCCCTCGCGAAAGGAGGATTCCGCCTGCCAGGGATTCGGGCGGCGCAGCAGCTTCCAGGCGTCATGCTCTTCGGGGACGCGCTGCATGGCTCCATTGCGTGACGTAGGCCGCTGGAAGAGGGTCCAGGGGACACTGCCCGCGCCTCGCGTGATCGCCATGAGACAGGCAAAGACGACAGCATTCGTGAAGCCCTCATCCACCAGGGTTTTGTAGTCGGCCTGGTTGCTATAAATGGGACCTTTCAGCATGAAGAGGCCAGCCACGCGCTGCCAGGAAAACGCTTTAGAACTGAAAGACCTCGTAAGTATAGGCGGGAGCCAGTCTGTCCAGGTCATCGTGTCAGGCCCTCATGGGGGAATCTTACAATCGCGTGATACTGAGCACGCCATGGGACGTCAGCGCCGTATGGGCGCCGGAGAGACAATCCACCTGGTCATCGTATTCCCCTCCAGGGAATGGGGCGACTTCCTCTAGGAAGTCCTCAACCCAGGGGCCATCGACCAGAAAGACGTTCCCCGCCTCCGCCGCACTACTGACCGGCTTGGCCCGCTCGGGCTTGTTGGTGGATGGCTTGTTCACATGGACGGTAAAGCCCTTGAGCACGCGGCGCTGGTAGTCATCCATGACAATCTTACCACTACTGCCCGGCTCCTGCTCTAGCCAAATCGGGACGTCCCGGCCATCGAGCTGTGCGGTCTGGCTCACCAGGTCTTCGACCCCCTTGGGCGAGAGGCGGTCGCGCTTGATATTGGCGATCCAGAACTGGCCCGCTTTTTCCACCACCTTTATACCGACCAGCCAATCCGGCTCGACCCCGGCCTTGGCTTCCGTCGCCGCAAAGTCCCAGAAGCGCACCGCCTTGCCGTCACGCGGCCAGTCCTGGACGATCTTGAACCAGTGCCGCTTAAACATATTGCCTTCAGCCAGGATGTCCCAGTTGCCGTTACGTAGCTGCTCGCGCGTGACAGGATCAAGCTCCGCCAGGCTCAATTCATACGCCTCCGTGTCGAGGTAGGGATTGTCGTGCATCAAGGCGGGGATGTAGGGGCGTCCCGCCGCATGGCCTCCAATAATAAAACGCCGTTTGACCCACTGATGTCCTATGTTTCCAGGATTGCTTGCCCCGCGCATGCGGAGCGGTACGCTGGCATTTTTCAATCGGCGCAAACGAGAGAATAGGTAGCGATATTGCGTCTCGCTAAAAGCACTCAACTCATCGAACGAAATGTACTGATACTCTGCAGACTGATGGTCATACTTGGCGTTCTCATGTTCGAGATGCGAGAAGACCAGGCGTGCCCCGCTCGGAAATTCCCAGGCATGCTCCTGTCCACGCCATCGCGCATCCGTCGCTCCAAGCCATTCATGGGCACGATCCATGAGCGCCCCTGGCTTGGCGAGGTCTGAGTAGGTCTTCCGAAAGATGATGGCCGCATAGCCTGGGACATCGACGTATTGTAGGGCGCCCATGAGCAGCCACGAGCTTTTCCCTGGGCCAGCACTGCCGCCAAAAAACACTTCGAGATGCGGGAGTAGTAGCCCGTAGGCTTGTTTGGGCGTTGGGAACTGCGGAATGTAACGGTTTAATTTTAGTCGTTTAATAATGGCAGCCTGGTATGTACTAGGGCTTAATACTGGAGAGACTATTGTACTCATACGTACTTACTATCCTCAACCGTTTCTGCTATACTACCCTCGGCGGCTAAGGTCTGCAGCCTGAACCACCTGTTTCCGAGCAGGTGTGCCGCCTATAACATCTCGGAGCATCATACTCGGAGGATGCCATGGGGAAGCGCCATTCCGCCAATAAAGCCGCCTATATGCGCGCTTATCGTCAAAAGAATCTCGAACGCCTTCGCGACAAAGACCGACGCTATCATGCTGCCCATAGAGATGAGAGGCGAGCAAAGGATCGCGCCTGGCGTGCCAAACATAGACAACGGCTCAAGGTACTTCGGAAAGCCATTGCCGCAACACCAGAAGCTCAAGCCAAGAGCAGGCTCTATTATCAAGAAAACCGAGAAACCATTCTCGTAAAACATAAACACTATGTCCAATCGTTTCCGAAAGCCCAGAAGGCTGCGAATGCCAGATATCGCGCACGCAAGAAAGGGGCTGCGCGGTCTGACCTTACAGCCAAGCAATGGGAAGAAATAAAATCTGCCTACGGTCATCGCTGCGTCTACTGCGGCAAAAAATTCAAGCGCCTAACAAAGGATCATATCATCCCACTCTCTAGGGGAGGAGACCACACAGTCTCTAATATTGTTCCAGCATGCATGTCGTGTAATCGTAAAAAACATGCGAACGCTCCTCCTGTGCCTGTTCAGCCGCTACTTCTCACATTGGCATAAGTGCCATATCACGGGTCCGTCCGTCAAGGATGGACGGTCCCATTGGTGCCGTTGCTAGTGGGGGCATCGGGTGGTAATTCCAGTTCGCCGTCTTCATTCACGGCAGAGACAAGGTGGAGCGGGCCGAGCTCCTGGAAGAGGACTCCCAGTGCCGCAAAGAACGCGGGGTCTGGTCCTGTCGCAGAGCCCTCAGGATTATATGATTGATCGCCAGCAGGATTAGTTGGCGCGACCTTGATTGGCGCATCGAGTCCAGGGATATACTTGGCCCGCCGCGCCATAATTTCTAGGACTTTCCCTATTGCTGCCAGGTCGGGCAGTTGGGCAGGCTGCCCGGTGCGTAAATCAGGGGGACGCCCTAGGGCTAGTGGCCAGATAGCTTGAAGCATGCGATTGAGTCGCGCAATCTCCTCCTCGCGCACTTCCTCGACCACTTGGGCTAATTCGGTTCTATGACGGGACACCTCTAGTCGCACATCCTTAAGCGCCGTATTTCCGGTATAGGATTTCGGGAGGAGCGGTCCCCAGGTAGGATCATTCCGCATGGTGAGGGCAATATCATCAAACGTCATCCCGCTTTGCTTGAGGCGAAACACCCGGATGCGCCGCTCAAGGACTCGTAAATCTGGAGCACGACTCTTTCCACGACGCCTCATCATATCCTTTCTGGCTCTATGCTTCTCTAAGGAATGCTATGGAGAAGGGCAAAAAATTCCGCCCGCGCCTCAGGTTTGTCTAATAAAACACCCCGCAATGCACTGGTATTCATTTGCCCCGCCGAACGCACACCGCGCATTTGCATGCAAGTATGCTGCCCCGTGACATAGACGCCCACGCCAAGAGGTTGCAAATGGACCATAAGGGCGTCCGCAATCTGCTGGGTCAAGCGTTCCTGCATCTGGAGGCGTCGCGCAAAGCATTCGACCAGACGTGGAAATTTCGACAGACCCGCGAGGCGTCCCTCCTTTGGAATATAGCCCAAGGACACCTGCCCATGAAAGGGAAGCATATGATGCTCGCAGAGGCTCCAGTAGGGAATCTGGCGGACGACTACCATCTGGTCGCACTCGGCCTGGAACGTAACCCGGAGGAGCTCTGCAGGGGACTGATGATACCCTGCCGTCAATTCTTGCAGGGCACGGATGACCCGACCGGGAGTTTTCTGGAGCCCTTCCCGCGTCCAGTCCTCCCCGAGCCATTCGAGCTGTCGGCGCACTGTGTCCTCGATGTCCTTGGCCCCATCCTGCTGTTCCCAGGGGAACTGTATCCAGGTCCCGCGCCGTTGGGTTAAGGCCCAGAAGGGGCGTCCCGGATAAGCCGCACACCAGCGGTCTCGTGTGGCTCCACTATCGACAATATCATCGATCAGGACATCCGCGTCCTCTGGGGCGTCCACGGCGCGCCCGGTCAGCCCGGCGACAATTTGCCCGCCACGGGGGATACCCCAGAGCTTCCCAGGCGGCGCGGTGGCGAGGGCGGCATACACTCGCTCCCAGGTCCAGACATCGCGAGCGAGGAAGGGCGAAGCGGCGACGCCAGGGACACTCGTCAAACTTTCCATGAACAGACTCTCCAGGGGTTGGCATTTTATTCTCTGTCGGCGCGAGCCATAAGGGTGCGTGCTTTCGCTGAGTCTATGCAGGACGCCGCACGTTTGTCAAGGCGCCGATCTGCCAGGGGGAACCGCCAAGGCGTTGAGATGTTCAAGGGCTGACCAGGGCAAGTGTTCCCCACGCCCGCGGGGATGAACCGTGGCTGCACGGACCCCCCTCTGGAATGGTCAGGAGATACCGACGAGCACCCCTGTAGCATTTCTTGCCGTGCTTCAGATGCAGAGTGTGATTGACATGCTTGATCCTCCCTAGTAAGGCCCCTCGACTGCTCTGTCCTCGATACGACCCGTGCCCATGGGGCGTGCCCCTAGCGCACGCCCCAGAGCTTGTGCTGCTGGAGCGATAATCGCCATTCGGGATACGTCTGACAGAGCTGGAGGCACCACCTCCAGGTCTGCGGATCGAGATGGTCTCCATCAAAAGCCGGGCTCAGCACATAATGCTCCGCCGTGATCGTGGGCTTGGGAATCCCCTGACCATAGGCCCGGACATATTTCACTTCCTGGGCCGTGCGCTGCTTGAGGGCATGCTCGGCGACCTTGGGCGAGACGCAGATCCAGTCTAATCCTAACCCATCGAGATTCACGGTCCCATTGGTTTCGATGGCGAGCGCATAGCCAGCTGCCTTGCACGCCTGGACCAAAGAAAGATCAAGCTGGAGCCCTGGCTCGCCGCCCGTAAAAATAATCCAACGACAGCCCGGACTGAGATCCTGACAGCGCGCCAGAATGTCCTCGGCGGTCATGCCCCGATGGGAGACGAACTCAGTATCGCAGGCAAATCCGCCAGGCGACAGCGGGCCGGGCTCCACGTCGCATTGGAGGTTACAGCCCGCAAAGCGGACAAAGAGGTTCATTGTTCCTGCTCGCACGCCTTCGCCCTGCGGGCTATAGAAAATATCGTTGACGGCATAGTGCTTCGTACTCACAGGGGCTCCTCAAGAGTATACCGACACGCACTGGTACAGGTCTCTTCAATAGTAATGGCGGATAGGCCGGGGAGCTTGGGATCGAGAAAGTCATAAATCCATCGCGCCAGCGCTTCCGAGGTCGGATTGGGGAGTCCAGTCGTCACATTCAAGTCGTAATGATCGAGCGCCTCCTCTAGGAGCGGCTGCACCGTCGCGCTGATGCGCCCATAGTCCATGACCATATCCACCTGTGACCCCGCCTGCACGAGGTGCGCACTCCGCACCTCCACCGTCATGGCCCAGGAGTGCCCATGTATTCGCTGACATTTGCCGTCATGCTGCGGAAGATGATGCGCGGCTTCAAACGTAAAACGCTTGGAGAGTGCCCACATAGGGGAATACCTCGCGGTTCAGGGAAGCGCAGGAGCCTGAACAGTCTGCCAGTAGTCTGGGTCCGCATAGATCGTTGGATCGAGGACTCCGGCCTCCTGACAAGCTAGAATACGCTCAACATCCGTCCCACATCGCCCGCAATGAATAAAGCTCCCATCCTGCTGGGCAATCGGCGCATAGCAGCTCCAGGTCTCTGCGAGATTGACCCCCAGGGCAATCGCCTTGGCGACAATCTGCCCTTTGGACCAGGTGAGAAACGGGGTGAGGAGCTGGAGCCCTGGAACATGACAGACTCCCAGTGCGGCCCGCATCGCCTCGACAAAGGCGGCGCGACAATCAGGATAGATCGCATGATCCCCGGCATGGGCGGCATAGGCGACAGCATCGGCGCCCTGACTCACAGCCCAAGCAGCAGCGATACTGAGGAGCACCATATTGCGGTTCGGCACGATGGTCAGGGCCATACTTGCGGCGGTGTAGTGGCCCTCCGGGACTGGGATCGAGGCATCCGTCTGCGAGCTGCCCTGAAGGAGTGGGGTGATAGTCTGGAGATCGAGGCACATCCAGGGGACGGCGAGGCGACGGCACAGCACCTCGGCATAGCGCAATTCTTCGACATGGCGCTGACCATAATGGACACTGAGGGCGGAGACCTGCTGGCCAGCCTGGCGGAGACAATAGAGTAACGTGGTCGAATCGAGCCCGCCGCTATAAATCAGAATGGTGCGCATAATCTCATCCTTTCATATAGGGAGAAGGGAATGGGCTAATAAGATATTGGCACACTCTCCTACTTCCACAAGATATATTTCCCCGCGAGGAGCGGCATACGCCGCGCGCTGCCAATACTGCGCCAGCCACGCACTCATGAGACGATAAGAAAGAACGGCGAGGGCGCTGTTAATTCCTCGCGTATTCCGGGTACGATCCAGAAAGTCCCGAGGATCAAATCCGAGGCGGCGTACCCAGGGCAACATCCAAACATGGACGGGATGTGTGCCCACCATAAACCGCTGGAGAATGCCGCGTTCCCATTGAAAGAGCGGCACCTCGCCAAACATAAAACCCGCGCCCCAGGTCGAGCTATCCACTGAGCGCCAGGGTAAGGCCCGCATGATCTCCATCGTGGTACACCCAAATCCATGAAAGGTCGCCTGATGGTCAGCGAGCTTGAAACAGCGAACCAGCCAGGGCATGAGGCGCTGGCGCCACTGGCGCATATGAGGGACCATCCCCCCCAGGGCGATATAGGAATAGGACCGCAGGAGGCGCTCTAGTACCGCCCAGGGCTCGCCCGCATGGAAGACAGGAAGAATAGATAGGCCAGCATCTTCGAGAAAGGCTTGATGGCGCGCAGTCGCCTGAGCATCGCCGATCACATCAAGGTTCGCCATGACCGTGAACCAATGGGCATAGCGCTTGAGCCAATCCCGATAGGGCGCGACCAGGAGCGGCGCCTGCTGGGTCGCCGCCGAAAACGCGCCAGAATCGATAAAGAGCGGCGGGATCGTCTGCCCAAAAGCTTGTGGAAGAAAGATGTCCAGATCGACCGTGCGAAAATAATAATAGGACAATAAGAGGCGGAGCGGAGGAAGCGAGGACGTTGGTAAAATTTCCTGCAACGTCTGGAATAAACAAGAGGTATCGAGCATCACAATTCCAGTCTCTCGCCAGGACTAGTCTCATCAATCTTCCTGCGCGGCCCGCTGAAACCCGGCGAGAATCTTGGCGAACCGCTCGGCCTCATCCTCACCCCCGACCTGGGCCATGCACTGACTATAGCACGTAAAAACATCCGGGGGCACTTTCAGCATAATGGCCTTCCAGAACTCCTGACCTTCCTCCTGCGGCGTGCCATAGATCTGCTCCAGATCATCGAGGCTCGGCGGAGCGTCGGGATGCACCCCATAGTCCATACTGAGCGTATCATAGAGCGCCTGCATGTCGGCCTGATCGATGGGGGTCTGCTCCATGAGATAGGCGAGCTCCAGCGCATCGCCCCCGGCCATAGTACTAATGGGATCAAAGATAAGGAGCGCCAGGCGTTCTTTCTCTTCCGGGAGGGCAATGTATTTCACCGGCACGGTCGGCTCCCCAGCCTGTAGGGCGCGCTCCAGGCGGGCATGGCCATTCAAAATATGGCTCGTCGTGGTATTCACAATAATCTCGTCCACCCAGCCCAGGGCATCGAGCGAGGCATCGAGGGCAGCGCGCTGGCGCTCAGGATGGCGACGCCAATTATGGGGATGTGGCGTCAGGGTCGTCGGATCGACTTCGGCGTGACCCACAATGGCATTCTGCCACCGATGGATCGGTGTTGACACAACAGACTTCTTCGACATGAGGAGTCTCCACAGGCAAGAGGAGGGATACTGGACGCCGCAAGGCCAGCGGGACCGGAAGATCGTCTATCCCCTCTAGGGACACAAACGAGAGCATGAGAGTCCGCAAAAGCGCACAGACCAGCGAGAAGCGAGGGTCGCGCGTCACTCCGTTTTCAAGGTAGAAGAGCGCCGAAGGGCTCAGGCCCGCCGCCAGGGCAACGTTGCGACAGGAGCGGTGCTGGCGCTGGCGCTCCCGAGCGATCAATTCCCCAAACGTCATAAAATCAACCTCCTCCGCAGAGCGTAAACCGAAACGAAAAAAAAGTCAAAATTTTTACTCTTTCTCATGGATTATGATTGCAATCATTCTAAACTTTTAATATAATATGTACGTTACAGGTTGGTTGACAGAAACAAAGGAGGGGGGGGCAAGTCCGGTTGCGACCGGGACCCAGCTCTTTGACAACCACATAGCCGAGCCCCATGTTTCCCGGCACTTGAGAAACCGGACGGGGCGGAGCGAGAGACAGGCGACACCGGGACACCGCAACCCGGCAGAGACTCCTAGGACGACGGGAGCTGAGCCCACACAGCCAGCCACCCCGGGGAGCACCCACCTTGAAGCGTAACGCAGAGCATGCCGGGTGGGCACACATAATTAACGAGGTCAGGACCGGACACTCTGATGAGCTGGTGCAATCCCAGCGAAACCTCACACAAGAAAGCGCCCAATGACAACCACACAGGATCGGCATAGCAAATCGAACGGTCAAGGACAGGGCATGAACTGGATACGCAAAGAAAAACGCCTCGCCATCTACCTTCGCGACGGCCTCGCCTGCTGCTACTGTGGGCAAGGCGTCGAGGACGGCGCGAAGTTGACCCTCGACCACCTCACCCCGCACAGCCAGGACGTGAATAATCTCCCAGCAAATCTTGTCACGGCTTGTCACCTCTGCAATAGCCGTCGCGGTGCCCGCGACTGGCAGGAGTTTGCTGAGGCAGTCGCCGGATATCTCAATCACAACATTACCGGGCGTGAGATCATTACGCACATTCAGAATACCATCCAGCGACCGCTCGATGTGAAAGCAGCCCAAGCGCTAATCGCCCGCCGAGGCGGATTTACCCAAGCTCTGCAGAACTAGAAGGAGCTGAAATGTACGAACGCAAAGCCTACGGGGCGCACCGCCAGATGAGCCCCGCCGTGAAAGCGAGGAACGTAGCGGAGAGTATTGTCGCACGCGAGTCAGAAGGGCGTTCCTGGGAATGGAGCGACTACGGCTTGACGATCGAGAGCCCTACCGCGCAGATGGTGAAAGAGTTGCGACGGCAATGGTGCAGGGCACACGAATAGATGTTGAAGCCCTCTAAACGCAGAGCACAGCCCTTCGGGGCTGTAATGCGGGTACGCACGAGCGTAGCGGTTGCAACCCCGCATCAAGCATGTTCCTCATGGAACATGCTTTTTGTTGTTTCTGTATAAAGGAGAATGTTCATCATGTCCCAAGTGCTCATTTATACCACTGCCCCGGTCGCCCTCGATATCGCAGATGCGCAGACCGCTCAACTCCTTGGCACGTATGTCAACGGAAATGGCCCACGGACGTATCGGTGTGTCACGATCACGGAGGAGCAGGCAAAGCCACAGCGGAGCAGGTATGGCGCGGCACAGTATAATACTCACACCGAGACCGAATGGCAGGAGCTTCAGATCTAGGCATGGTTTCTGACGAAATTTACCCCTTTCACTGAGGAAGCGCTCATGAGCCGCGAAGCAACGATGTCCTTAGATACCTTCCAGACCGAAGTTGAGAATAGAGCGCCGTCTTCCGTGAAACGATGCAGCAATCCCGCCTGTCAGGTCGAGACGGTCAAATTGACCACTGGGCGTTGCAATCCCTGCTATCGATGGTTCAAGAAGCATAGCACCGAGCGCGTCCTGCCAGTTGCCGAGACTCTCGAAGGCGATGTCGCCCAGGAAGAACAAGAGGCAGTCGTGCAGCCTGAGATTCAGGCAGAACAGTTCCAGAATAGCGTACCGATCGAGGTTCCGCTCGAATGGACCACAGAGCAGAGTGAAGAACATGCGGCATGGGTTGCGGAGATGAACGCGAAGTTCGGCGCGATGCCTGAGACGGAAGAAGGAGCCTCAGTAGTTGAGGACACGCTGCCTGAGACGGAAGAAGGCGACACTCCAAGCGAGATCCTCCCTCTATCCTCGACTGCTTCCAGCGCCTTTGACGCCAAAGTGCAGCGCCTCCTCGCGCTGGCACAGGAAGGCCCGGAAGCGCTCGCTCAAGCCATTCGCACGGGCCTGATTCAGGTGCGCACGGGACGGCTTCCTCGGACGCCGCGTATCGCTGGAGTCCCAATAGAGCGCAAAATGGGCACCGAGAAAAAAGCCCAGCTGCGGGAACGGGCAAGCGCCGGGGAATCCATCGTGACGCTCGCCGAAGCGTTTGGGATTTCCAAGGTCTATGCCCAGCGGATTGCCCAGGGCACCGAGACTAGGGCGCGAGGAGCGGGCACCGAGCGGACAGGGCTCAAGATGACTGCCGAGAAAAAGGCCGCCTGTAAGGCTGCGGCAGCCCAGGGAGCCTCCCTCAAGGCGCTAGCGCTTCAGTATGAGATTTCCACGACCTACGCCCAGCGGATTTGTAAGTCCGCGTAACGCAGACCCACGCGCCTCCAGACGGAGCGCGGTAATGCAGTCGTCGCCTGGTGGGCAATCCAGGGACAGCAGTGCTGCATCCCAGGGGAACGATGGTGGTCATTCCCCTGGGCTCTACCCCTCCAAAGGAGTCATCCATCATGACCCCTCAGCCGCTTCAGAATATACGCGAGTTTGTCTTCGCCGGCAATGCGATTTTCACCATTGAGAACACTACGACAGGCAACCGATTCACCTACAAAACCCAGCAGTGTGAGGATGACGCCTCCCTCTGGTTCGTCAAGGTGCTTACTGGCCCAGATAATGAGTCGAGCTATCAGTATCTTGGCATCATCCGGGGCTCCATCACGGGCGGGCTGTATACGCATGGCCGCAAAAGTCGTATCGGCGTGGACGCGCCTGCAGCGGTCGCCTTTGCCTGGTT